TTCACCTACTGGCATATTGTCAGCGGCATGATTTAAAAACATTGGCAATGGCTTGCCTTCTGCGCTAAATGTTTTTGCCCAATCCATGAAACCTTCGGGCTGATAATTAAATTTGCGACCATCTGCGCCTTCCCTCGCGCCCCATGTCGTTACCATAGCTTCAATCTTGCCTGTCGGTTCTGCCGCGCCTGTTTGGTTTTCTACCATCAGCTTCGCTTCGCATACCATCATCAAGTTTTTGGTCATAAATTACCTCATCGACTTTTGTTCGGTCAATGTCTTGTACTATCTTTGGCGGTCTGCCACGTTTAGCAACACCGACATTTGGTTTGTAACTTTGCAAATATGCTACCACTTTTTTAAAAATGGCATCCATTTTTATTTACCAATGTTCATTTTTCGGGTTTGATTGCCACCGCCACCGCCAGTATCTTGCGGACTAGAACCCGCAATTGGGTCGGATTTTTTGGGGTTTTGCAGTTCATCGCCGCCATCCAAATTCGCTTTGCCCAAATATTCCCGCGCCTCGTTCGGTGTCATTATTCCTGCGTTAACGCCAGCAGTTACATAATTCATTTGGTCAAGTGGTGCGCCTTTTAGGAAATCTTGCACATCAAACTCAACGCACAAATTGGGATAGCCTTGGAACAAACTTGCCTTAAGTTTTTGCTGGACATTAACAATGATGGGATACATAGTGGATTTGTAAAACTCATCCAGCATGGTTTGAGTGTTGTTATATTTTTGGTCATCAATGTGAAGCATGGATGGCGGTACACCATACAAACCGCAAATGCGTTTCATAGTCTGCATCTTTAAATTTGCCAAGTCTGTATCTTGCAAACTTAACATTTTCAAAGGCTCATATTTCATGCCTTGGTCAAGCAACATTCCTTGTCCGGGCTTGCTCTTGTCTGTTTGCTGACTGCCAACCATAGATGACCATGCTTCTTTTAATCGTGCGGCAATCTCTTTATATTTGGCATCAGGAATCACGCTGTCAGTAATAAACATTCCGCTTGGCTTTGCGCCGTTAAGCATTACATAGTTGGCATACAAATCAATGTCTTGGTCTAAGCCCACCAATTCAGCCGCCAATATGCCTTTGTTAAAGCCAGCAGAACCTTGCCACGCCATATCTTTGCAATGCATAACTTGATGCGATGCAAGCGGCTGGTCTTTGTTATAGCCATAGCTAGGTGTGGACAAACGATAGCTTGGATAGCGTGTAGGTGTAATCGTGACAGCAATTAGAGTGCTGTCCAATTCATACATTTCCAAAGGCGTTTGCGATGGGTTATCTTGGTCTTTTCTCCACCACAAAGTGAACGCCTCACCAAGCAATTCGTGCCACATCATCCATTGATACCAGTATTCGTATTGGCTTTGAAAGTTGTTCGGTGTTGTCAGCAAACTATAAACTTGCTTTGCTTTTACTTTGTCTCTTGTGCCTACGCTTGGGTCAGTCAACGCATTTACATAAGAGCCATTCTCAGCCAATGCCATGATTTTGATTGGCAATTGAGATATTGCTCTTGCTTTAACACTCACGCAAGACATAACTGTGCTGTTGCGGGTAAGCATTGATGTATCAACAGGGCGACCAGCATTGGTGGTGCTTCCAGTTGTTACATAAAGAATTTGCGTATTGACTGTTTGATTCTTATTATTGCCTTGGTAAACAATATTATTGCCAAGTGCAGTTTGCCCAAACAGCGTATTTGACTCTTTGGAAACCTTATCTTTTCTTTTGAAAGCGTCTAGTATTCCCATGATTTCCCTTTAAAAAGTTCGGAAACCAAAGCCACTCATTGTCGGATTGTCCAAAGAACAATGCGTAGCGATGATGAGGGCGATTATGCCATCAACCTTTGCGCTTTTGTCATTTTCATTTTTACGAACTTTTACATTTGCGTTAACGTCTACATAAACTTCACAGTTGCCAAGTTGCCATCCCACAAATGGATTGCCATCATGTTTGATGCCGTAATTCATAATTAACTTTTCAACGTGCTTGCTTGGGTTACTTAACACCGCCATGCCTTGCCCAACTTTTTTAACAGGCAAGCCAGCATCGTGCAATCGTGCAACCAAACTTGCGGCGTTGTATGCGTCAAAGCCAATTTCCTTAACATCATATTTTTGGGCTTGCCCAATGATGTAGTCGCTTATCTCGCGGTCATCCATTACATTGCCTTCGGTAATATGTAGGATTCCTGAGTTAACAGCTACACGGAAAATATCGCTGTAATGTTTAGGCACAAGTGCCAAGCCTTCTTCGGGCAAAAAGAATTTGAACTCTGCTTCAAAGTCATTTTCCGCAAATCGTTTCAGCGTACAGACTGCATTTAAATCTCGCGTTGCCGCCAAATCAAAGCCAATAAAAACGGCTTCGGGTTCACGCTGTGTTTTTATCAATGCCTTGTCATCATCCCAATATGCGCGGTCAAGCCAAGCGGAGTTGGCGCTAACATAAATGTTAAGTGTCTTACATAGGAATTCGTTTAGCGCCGCTGGCTTATGCTTTGCTTGTTCTGCTCTTTCAGCTATGGCATCTTCATAAATGCTAATGCCGTGCATGGGGTTAGCCTTTGCCCAAATCTTAGGGTCACGCCAATCGTCTTGTGGGTCTAAGCTGTACAGCAAACCAAACCATCTTGGATTGTCTTCAGCTTCGCCGTTAAGCATATTTTCAAGCATCTGCATATCTTCATAAAACTTGGTTTCCTTGGTAAAGGATGCCGTGGTTATGTAGATACGCAAAGGGTTTTGCCGTGCCACCATGCCTGAGTGCAAAACCTCAATGGCGTTCCTGTCCACAATCTGCGCCGCCTCGTCAATAATGGCGCAAGATGGGTTCATGCCATCGCCTGATTTTTTTGTGTCTCTGCTTAACGCTTTAAACTTTGTTTGACTATCGCCAGCGACTGTGATTTGGTTGCGATGCACAATAAAAAGTTGCGCTACATCATGTGGCATATTTTCCACAAAACCAGTTGCGGCATTAAAAACAATGCTTGCTTGCTCGCGTGTGGTTGCCAATGTGTAAACCTCTGCGCCAGCTTCACCCCACTTTAATTCGTACAACGCAATGACAGCAGTCAGCGTTGACTTGCCAGCTTTGCGAGGAATAAACACAATCACATCCGTGACCATGCGCTTGCTCACATCTTTTTTGCTTCTGAATCCGTAAATGGCGCAAATGATAAATATTTGGAATGGCTCAAGGATTAACGGCTTGCCTGCGTCAGGTCCTTTTGTGTGGACAAGCGTTTTTGCAAACTCAAGGAAATGCGTTACATAGTCAACATGGAATTCATAACCCCATGCTCTGTCTTCAAGCTGATTTAAAAAGCGTTGACAAGCAAGCCGCACATTACGGCTAACTGTTAACTCTCCCTTTGCTACACGCACCGCATACAGGATGCCATCTTCGTAAGTCATGGTCCGTTTAGTAGCTTGCTGTATTTGCCGCCTTCAGTTTTGTTGGTAGCCAAGCGTCCGCGAGGTGTTAAGCCCAACTCGTTCATCAATGCAACGGCGCGGCTTAATGCTTTGTCGCCAGCAGTCAAAAACGGATTTGGTCCGACTGTTTGTCCAGCATTGAATTGGGTAATGATGCCGCCTTTGGCTACGCCCTTCATACATTTAATGTAAATGTCCATCTGATTGGCAAGTGCCGCCAAAACGTGTTTGTCTTGGTTGCTACCAATGCCGTAGGTTTCCCAAAGAAAGTCGGAAGTCTCTTGAATAAATTTATCCCTGTCCCATGCGTCAGGGTTGTCCAGCCATTCAGCTTTTGGAACTCTTGCGCGTAACTTCTCAGGCAAAGTGCCGCCTGCGTGACCTTGCTTTGTGCCATGAACCAAATGCAATTCGGGTGGTAATCGGTTAACCATCTTTTTTTTCCTTGCGTTTAGGGAATTCCCTTTTTTTCTCCCGCCGATGATACCTCTTTTTTGTTAAGTACCTACCTTAACAAGTCAAATTCTGAGAATTTGGGGTTTCGCTTGCTTCTACTTAAATCGTCAATATTTAAGTTTCTACACTTTCGCCGCCGTGGAATTGGCTCATGGAATTGTTGGAGTCACCCTTAGTGAGGTTTTTTATTCCGTCTTGGGTGTAATGCTCAAAGATGCCTTTGCGTTCTTGTGCTGTCTTGTGGCTA